GGTTAGTTTGAGAAAGAATAATGCGTTGGATACCACTGGCAATCTCAGTACGTTCATGCTGTGTAGACATGACTCGTTTAACAATAGCATCTCTGTCTGGATGGCTGTACAACCTGTCAAACAACTCAGACTTAGTGATGTAGTAGGAGTGAACTAGGGCTTCTTGTCTATCTGTGTACGCACTATCTTCCCGCAACACACCAATACAAGCGGGTTCCACCATGTAGGGGTGAATACCATTGTTGATAACGAGTTTGACAAAGGTTGAGTTGTAGCAAAGTGACCAAGTTACTGCGGTTGAGAACACTTGGTCAGCGTTACTGTTGAGCCATTCGTCATTAAGTGCTTTGCTGAGAGTCGGAACCTTAATCTGCTCTTGTTGTGATACAGCCGCACCAGTGTGGATAGAGAACTTGGTGGTTTCTGCTGAGTACAAGAACGAGGTCAGTTGGTCGATATGCGGGTAAATCTTATTGTAGATAGCGGGTACGTCATCAGGAGCGTTACCAAACAGGTAGTAGCTACGCAAGGATGAGTAATCGACTTTACGCTGTTCACGGCTGACGAGACATTTTTCTATCAATTCGAGATAGAACTGTTCTCTAGCAATCGGATTTTTAGGAATTCTCATCGCTTCACCTGTAAGTTATCTGGGTCTGCCATGTAACTGGCGGTTCTTGGCCCTTGCAGGTCACCCGCTGCTTTGGGATTGATGCCCACGGATTCTCCATTAACAGACTTAAATTGTCCACCCATGACAGATTTCATGCTGATACCAGCCCCGCCACCCCAGATTACGGAGTCGCCAGGGCGAGCTTGCTTCTGTTGTTGCTGATTTTGGGCTTGCATAGCGTCTGTAGCTTCTGCAAATTGCTTGTCAGACAGCTTATTCTTGCGTTTCATGTAGCCAGTCTGGTGTTCACCAGCTTTTGTGGACTTGATGTCAGTCATGTCGTACTCAATAGCCAGTTGTTTCAGGTTACTGTCAGTTGCAGAGGTTTTTGCCGACCTTGTACCCACTGGTTTGAGATGTACAACGGATAATTCACCTTTACAGTGCTTCATAGGGCATTGAGCTTCCCATGCTTCAAAGATTCCGTGGTTTGTGCAGTAATAGTCTCTCAAAATACCCATTTTTACCCCCTTAGTGCTTCGTCAAGTGAAATTTCGCTGTAATCGTGCCTGTTTGTCATCCCAACCTTCACTTTGATGCCTTCTGACGTTACTTGTAACCCCATTTTTGGCATAAATACGGGCTGAGATTCTTTCCTGTAATCCACATAGCGGGTGTTATCCCGCCTTTTCATGACCTTCACATTACCTGCTTTCCACTGTTGGTAGGCTTTACTTACCCTACGCTGGACGTTTTCTGTCAATGGTTCACTGTTGTAGATAAATACATCGTGGAAATGACCATGACTTATCCCCGCAAGTTCGGCAAAAAGGGCGATAGAGATGCCTCTTTCTTTGTCAGCGTAGAACCGCTGCATGTGTTTTGTCAGTTCACGCTTGCTCAACGGGGTCATATCTGTACTCCAATGTGTAGCCTTTGTCCTCTAACCAGTTCAAAAACTGCATTTCTCCGTGAGCGGTGGTCGGGTCAGAGGGAACAACGATGTGGTTATCACTTGTCAACTTCCTTGTCTGGGCATGGTGGCCGAGCAAAGAGTCAAAGTTAAAACCTTCTTCATGAAAACCAGAGCCAACGTATTCAATGCTGAAGTGTTTGGCAATATCCATAGGACAATACTTGTATCCATAGCTCTCTAGAACGGGTTTGAGAATGGCAGACAACTGAGCATCTTCATTCCACCCGTGAATCTCATTGCTGTTCAGGTGCATGATGCCGTGCTTGTTACAGGCTTCTAAGAACCGCTTGCTACGTAGAGAGAAACCACCGTTCTGAACAACGCTTACAGGCTCTTCTGCCTTTGTCCACTCAAAGTGAAGATAGAGATGACCGTCACCAAAAGCGCAGTGTGAAGGTGCGCCTATGTAATCGTAGTCATAGTATTCAGGTTTGAAGTTCTTGCCGTTCAACACCCAACCATCATCTTGAACAATCAAGCAAAAGTCTGTTTCTATGTAAGCGTACAGACTGTGCATGGTGAACAGGGAATACCCTAAGTAATCTATGAAATGACATCTTTTCCACTCTACGCCATCAGGCATGTTGTCAGGTTTTTCGATAGAGATAAGAAGTCCACGGCTACCAGGCAACTCTCGCATAGACCTAACGATGGATGGCAGAGCAGAAGCACCATTGTTGTGTCCATAGACAGACACGATTGTGAGTTGATTGTGGTTCATTGACCGTACATTCCAATGCGTTTGAGGTAATCGCTGACATTTCTGCCAACAGCAATTTGTTCAGGAGAGAAAGATTCTTGCGCTTCACTTACATTGCGTGAGAGTTTGTGCGCTATCAAGCGGGGTTGAATCTGTTCGGCATAGGCAACTGCGGCAAGGGCAGAGGCAATCACACGGTCATCTTTGCCACGACCAGGTGCGCCCAAAAAACCGCCTTCTCGCACAATGCCTTTCATTTCTTCTAGGGTATCCATGCTAAGAATACCCATCATGCCCCGCTCAAAGTAATCTTTCATGTACTGCAACATGCGTTCTTTACTGTTGGCAGTGGTCAGGTATCCAATACTGTTGGAGAGGCCACCAAGGGTGTCGTTACGCCTCCAGATGTAGTTTGTCATGCTACCTAGTACATCCATCAAGTCACGCCCTGTAGCCCCTCCCATAGAGGTTGCCAGACGTTTCAAGTTCCGTAACTCGTTAATCACAGCTTGACCTGGGCCGTTAACCTCAAGGTTAAGTGTTGAGTTCTTGTATGCACCAGCAAGGTGAGCAATGACCCACGCAAACTGGTAGGTGTTTAATTCCGAGGTGGCAAACTCAGCAACTTGGTCAAGCCCATCTGCATAGCATCTGTAGACTTGGATACAGAACCTATCTGCCCAATCAGAACTACCATAGGCGGGGTCAGCACCGATGACGTAATAAGCAGAATCAATAGGCTCTTCCCATATCTTGAGAGTACCCAGTCTTTCAGTAGATTTAAGAACCTCTGTATCTTGGAAAAGTTGTCCGAAAGCATATCTGTAGTAGTCACATTCTGTAGTCTTGCTCTTCTTGGCAGCTTCTGTACAACGAGTGTGCGAGAAGAAGGAGGAGCCTGTCATCACAAAAGCATAGTCCTCAGTGGGTGGAAACTCTTGATACATCAAGGCATCATCTTTGATACCTTCTGCCATCTTCCACCGCCACCAAGCCATCTGCCGAGAGTTAATCTCAAAGCCGTAAAGCTTCTTAATATCTTTATGCCATTCCTTTTCTTCCCCTGTTAGTTTCCCATCCCAGTAAACCTTGTAGATGTTGGAGTCAGCGGGGACAGAGTAATACTCATTACGCCACCAACCGCAGAAGATGGCACGTTGTGTCTTTGCTCGTTTGGCAGTCTTGTACATGTCGTGGAACATGTTGAAGCCTTGAGCCGTACTCTCAAACATGTACAACCGTTCTGAGTTCTTTTCAGCAAGAGAGGCAATCAGGGACGCTAAACCTTCTTCATTTCCCCACGATGCCGTTTCAGTACCGTGTAGGTAAGTGATAGCTTTGCCTTGCCCCAGACGAGACTTATTTCCCGCAATTTGGTAGAAGAGCCTCGACCTGTTTTTAAGAACCATCTGGTTTCTGTTGTGGGCAACAAGCGGAATCTTGTATTCTTTCGGCAATCCTTCCATATACATAGCGAGAGTAGAGCGGAACATGTCTCTGTTCTCTTCTGTATCCGCAACCAACGTGCCTTGCCACCCAGGATGTGTGAACTGCCAGTAGAGGTCGAGAGCCAAGGAAATAGTTGTGATACCCAACTGCCGACCTTTGAGGATGACAAAGAAGTGAATGTCATTGTCCAAACCCTTTTGTATCTCTTCCATGACATAAGTCTGAGTCCCCAAAAGGTTACCCATCTTTTTCAAACCCTCTTCCTTTGTCTCAATCTTGAGTTCGGAACAGAATTTGTAAAACTTCTTCAAATCAAAATTCATCTAGATTCCAGTGAATGATGTTGCTGGCAATGTTCTTGTTCTTGGCACACGCTATCAATTCCTTGTAATGTGTGGGCGAATACTTCTCTTTCCACTCCGCTGCCAGCTTTATCTTCTGCTTCTTGTTAGTGCAAGACAAGGCTTTGTACATCTCTTGCTGAAACCGAATACGACTCTCCCGTAATGCCATCCTCGTATCCAACTCTGTATCCATACTCCACAGCCTTCTCAACACTTATAGCCATCATGACCATCATCTGCTCTGTACGGGCAAGCCTAGTCAACAGGTCTGCATACGCATCCCGCAACTCATCCTCACCCATCCAGAACACCTCATTCACATCGTTCTCCACACCCTTACTTGCTCACCCTCTGTCTTGGCAGTAAACACCCTTCCCAACCGCTTACCAGCCCTGTAATTGGCATTCAGCACCTTTGCCCTTGCCTCTAGCGGAACACAGAAGCTATCCCCAACTTCCATGTCCTCATACGGATAGGCATACACAACCCTAGGCTTGGGCATCTGTATTCCACTCTCCATCACTATCTCTGTAATCATATTAACCCCTCTACTGATAACCGAATAGTAACAGACAAAAAAAAGGTTAGTCAAGAGATTGAGTCTTGACCAACCAAAGGCAACTGCACACGCATGTGGACTGTTTTGGGAACTACCGTCTAGACAGTAGCCAACCCACAAACGTGCAACCACAGTCTACCAAAAATCTAATTTTTTTTATGGGGGGCGAGAAGTGGGGTGCACGCCTTTTCAGACCCTCAGACCCAAACGAGCGGGCAAAGGAGGAGACGCACGCTAACGCAAAACATCAGGCAACCCCTACCCAAATTTAAAAGAGAGACTGAGAGAGACTAGGGGAAAGATTGTCATCGGGGAGAGCGG